TGGTTAATATTCCGATGGACGAGATCGTGACCGAGGGCGTGGAGTGGGTGCTGCCTACATGTTTGGATCACGACTTCAGCCACGACGTTATGTGCAGCGCGCCCGAGAACCCGGCCTTCTTCGCGGCCATCGTCCTGCACCTGCAACGGCGCATACAGGGGCACAAGGGCGTCTACCTGCTCGGCCCGCAGACATGGATGCACGCCGTCAGCCAGACGCTGATGGGGCGGCAGATCGAGACGGGGGCGGGGCCAGCGGTGTTCGCCGCGATCCGCGAGCAGATCGCCAAGATGCCCTTCATCAAGACGTATCGGGAGCATCCGCCCTACGACATGATCACCTACCGCCACGACCCCGATGCGTGGCCCTACGACCATGAGACGGAGAAGCGTCGGCTGTATGCCGACAATGGGATGAAACACTGGACGGGAGAGTGGTGATGGAAACTATCGCACTGGTGACGGGCGGGTTCGACCCGATCCACGAGGGACACATCCGGCTGCTGCGGGCTGCTGAATTGCATGGCAACACCTTGGTTGTCGGTTTGAACAGCGACGAGTGGCTGGCCAGGAAGAAGGGCGCTGCCTTTATGGATTGGCGCGGGCGGGCGACGATCTTGCGAAACATAGTTGGGGTAAGTGCTGTGATCCCATTCAACGACAGCGACGACACTGCGTGCAACGCGATTGATAGGATTATGGAAGAGTGGCCAGACTACAGCATCATCTTTTGCAACGGCGGAGACCGCCGCAAGAACAACACGCCAGAAGTAGATGCCTACAAAGACCACCCTCGCGTGCAGTTCCAGTGGAACGTCGGAGGTGGCAAGATGCAGAGCAGCAGCGATCTGCTGGCAAGATGGGAGCAGAGACATGCAAGTAAGTGAAGAGGACGTAGAGCGCGCCGTGATCGAGGCTTTTAAAGCGGTGTTCAAGCGGTGGAAGAGGGAGGAGAAGTGATGGCCGAGGGTCACTACCTGACCGAGGACAGTGATCCACGGATCTGCATCATGATGGACCAGCACGTCTTCGACGAGGTTAACAAACACGCCGCCCGTGTTAACCGTCCCTTCTCAGATGTAGCCCGTGAGCTACTGCGCTGCGCCGTGGAGGACGGCAAGCTCGACGAGTACTACCCGAGGGGCAACCGATGAAAATCATCGTCCCCGCCTACAACGTGAGGGCGGACCAAGCCACGAGGTACGAGGCCCAGATTGCGGCGATCATGCACATGGAGCGTGAGCGTGAGTTGGGTTTGTTGAAGAAGAAGGATCCTGTGTCGGAGGCGGGCCGTGTTCCGAGGCACACGAAGCCTGTCAAGCATACGGACATTGCGACTCCGAAGCCGTTGAATCCGACGGACGAGATGGTGTTGCGTGTGCTAGCTGGGAGGGAGTTGACTGCGACGGAGATTGCTGATTGGATCTCGGTCTCGACGGATGTAGCACGACAAGCACTATCCAAGCTGTACACAAGAAAACTGGTATCTCGCAGCATGCGCGGGTCGTTGGTAATATGGAGAGCAGAATGATGCAGGTCTTTGATCTGAGCACCACGAAGAAGACGCAGCTACTTGTAGAGTACTTGACGGATACCGGTAGCGCGTTTGGTGTCACACCACAAGGCGAGCAGGTGTTCATGAACCGACGCCTGGTTGAGCGGATGAACCTGTCCGGTGGGGAGATTTTGGACGCGTTCTTGCTGCCGAACTACCCGGACAAGCGGGATACGATCCCGTGGCGAGCGATGCGTGTTGAGTTCCCGGCCCCAGATCCGAGGCTCGAGTCTCTTCGTGGTAGCATCGAGGACCAGGTTGAGGCTCTCAAGGCTGAGATCATGGATTACATGACTGAGCATCCGGACGAGGATGGGATTGCGTTCCATCCGAAGGAGCTGTCGGTGTGTTTGGAGGCTGAGTTGTGGATGGTGGAGCGTGTGTTGAAGTCGAATCCGGAGGTGTTCCGTCGCGTGGATGCGTATGTGTTGCAAACAAGTAGCAACCATGATACAGACGGACAACAATAACGGAGAAACTGATGGAAGAACGACAGAAGTTTTGCAACGTCGCGCTGCTGCCTGAGGATCATGTCCTTCTTCGACGCATGTCTGAGGACGACCAGCGCACGATGACACGGCAGCTGTCGGTCATCCTGCGGCGGCAGTACCAGGAACTGTACGGAAGGCAGGCTTTGGACGAGGCAATGGGGTGGGGGCGCTAGGCGCCCCCATCCTTTTTCTTGGGCTGCCTGCCTCGGCGGTTCCTGACCATCGAGCGTGCCTTGATGAGTTGGGGTGGTGATGCGTCGTACCCGCGCAGGTCGCGGATGTTGTCGCGCTTCATTTCCGTGAGGAAGATGGCAGCGATCTCTGGCGTCAGGCCCATGAGGCGTGCCACTTCTGCGGACCCTGTCTTTAGGTTCCTGTTTCCTTTCTTGTAGTCGATGATGGTCTCGATCAGTTGGTCGTGGGCTTTAGCGTCAGCCATTGGCGTGCTTCCTCTCCTAGTACCTTGGCGCTGATGTCGATCTTGTTCCGAAGGGCGTCAACGATCTTCTCGTCGATGGTGCCTTCGGAGATGAGGTCGATGTAGGTGACGTTGTTCTTTTGTCCGATGCGGTGTGCGCGATCCTCCGATTGGATTCTGGTTTCGAGGTTGAAGTCGTTCGCGTAGTATATCACGAGATCGGCGGCTGTCAGCGTGAGACCGTAGCCTGCTGTGGCTGGGTTGCCTACAAAAAATCTAAGCCTGGAGTGTGGGTCTTGAAAACGCTGGACTATCTGCTGACGTTCGCTGTCTGGTGTGTCGCCGTAGTACGCGGCGGCACTGCCTTCGCCGAACTGTTTGTTAAGCATCTCGACGATCTTGACGATGTCGTACCGGAATCTGGACCAGATGATGGACTTGCCTGAGTGCTCGGACAGGACCTCCTCGAGTGCATCGAGGCGGCGGGAGGGGAAGTACTTCATCTCGCCGTCGTCGGTCTTGAGGTGCCCGGACAGGACCTGCTGGATCCGCAGCATCTGGGTGATGACGGCCGGGGCTGAGACCATCTGACCGTCTTCGAAGAGGAGCATGGCCTGCTGCTGGAGCAGCGTGTACATCTTGTACTGCTCGTCGGTCAGCGTGACGTAGCGGGCGGTGTAGATTTTCTCGGGCAGGTCGAGGCAGTCCTTCTTCAACACGCGGAAGGAGAAAGTATCGAGGCGCGAGGTCAGCTCCTCGAGGTTCCGGTAGCCCACCACTTGCTGGAAGGCCTTGGCCCCCATCTTCCGCTGCTGGAGCACGGCGTACCGGGCTTGGAATCCGTAGTAGGACTGAAAGCCTAGGAGCCCCGGCCGGAGGAACTCGCACTGGGAGTACATGTCGAGGGGGGACTTGGTGACGGGGGAGCCCGTGAGTAGGCGCCGGTAGCGGAACATCGAGGCGATTTTGGTCAGGGACTTGGTGCGCTTGGCGCTGTGGTTCTTGATGGTGGTGCTTTCGTCGATGGTGATGAGGCCGTGTGGTCCGAAGTTCTTGGCCAGCCAGAGCCCTGCGTCCTTGCCCTTGATGGTTGAGAAGGCCTCGACGTTCATGACGAAGATGGTGAGGCCAGCGAAGTGTTCCTTGACTGAGTGCAGTTCTTTCTTTTCTGCCTGATTCGGGCTTGCTACCCAACGTATCACGCGGTGATACACGTCCGAGGACATGTGCTCCGGAATCTCCTTCGACACCCAGTTGCGGTAGACCCCCTTGGGTGCGATGATGAGGGCGAAGTTTACCTGCCCCGCGAGGTGCAGCATGCCAAGATTGTCGAGCAGAACCTTGGACTTGCCGGTTCCCATCTCCATGAAGTAGCCGTACTCTTCGCGAGTTGCCCCGCGACGGAGTGCCTCAAGTTGGTGAGCGTAGGGCTTCACCCGAAAATTGTAGTTGACAGTCATCACATACCTCCATTAGGGTCCACGATACGGATGGCGAGAGGTCTTGTCAACCGCAACCCTGAAGAGGAGAAACTTGTATGGGTGATCTGTTCGAGGACTTCTTCGACGACGCTGCCGCGTTGAAGAACGTCGACACTGACACAGGCAGGAACCTGAGTGCCTTGGTCCGAGATCTGAGGGACGTGGAGCGTCAGATCGAGGACAAGGAGGCGGAACTCAAGAGCCTCAACCAGCAGAAGCACCGGCTTTCGACTGAGTCGATTCCGATGCTGATGTCTGAGATGGGTGTTGACCGTCTCGACGTGGACGGCCTGACGGTGGTGACCAAGCTCCAGGTCCACGCTTCGATACCCGTGGATCGGAAGGACGAGGCCTTTAGCTGGCTTCGTGCGAACGGTCTGGACGACATCATCAAGAACGACGTTGTGGTTTCGTTCGGCAAAGGCGAGGATAACGTCGCGGGGAACGTGGTCGGGATGCTGCAGGAGCAGGGGTTTGATCCTCAGACCAAGACCTATGTTCACTCATCCACTCTCAAGGCGTTCGTGAGAGAGCGCGTTGCTGGTGGGAAACCCATCGACCTCGACATGTTTGGGGCGTTTGTTGCGAACACTGCAGAGATCCGGAGGAAGGCATGAGCAGAGTAGCGGAAGCTTTTTCTATAGCAGTCTACTTGCGAAAGAGGATCGAGGATCGTGCGGTCTTTGACAGGGCCTTTAATGACCTGTCCTCTGAGGAACGCGAATCAATTTGGTCGTCGGCATCGTCGACCAATCAATACGAGGTCCCTCGCAAGGAGGATGCAACATGCACCTGTGCCAACATCAAAAGGGGAAGACCCCGGTTGTATGATGCGAAAGCACGGCAGGCCCTGTTAGAGGAGATCGAACGGGACCAACGGAAAGAATCTCACGATGCTCAGAATGAGGAGGACAGCAAATGAGCACCGCAGTAGCTAAGAAGCAGAACACCGAAGTGGCGACGATTCTGGACAACGAGTTCTTCGAGATGGCGGGGGCTGGTTCGTCCTTCGCGCCTGAAGAAATGACGATGCCGTTCATTCGGATCGCCCAGCAGATGTCGCCGCAGCTGAACAAGAACAAGCCCGAGTACATCAAGGGCCTTGGTTCGGGCGACATCTACAACAACCTGACCGGCGAGTTCTGGGAAGGGTCTGAGGGCCTCGAGGTCGTCGCCTGCTTTGAGGTGACGAAGTACACCGAGTGGGTTCCGATGGAGCGTGGCGGTGGGTTTGCGGGTGAGCTGCACCCGACGGATCCGGCGATCCGAAATGCGCGGCGCGAGGGCAACAAGGAGATCCTGCCGAACGGCAACGAGCTGGTGAAGGCGGACCACTACTACGTCCTCTACAAGTCGGCGAGTGGGACGTGGAACCCTGCGGTTCTGGACATGAAGATCACGGCGCTGAAGGTCAGCCGCCGCTGGAAATCTCAGATCAACCTGCAGGAAATCCGCCACCCGGTAACGGGGCAGGTTGCCCGTGCTCCGATCTTCTCGTCGGTCTGGAAGGTGACGACGGTCGAGGAGACCAACACCAAGGACCAGTCGTACTCCAACTATGCCGTGAGCCTGGTTGGTCGGGTCTCGGACATGGACCTGTACCAGAAGGCCAAGGGCCTGTACCTCTCGGTGCAGAAGGGGGAGATCAAGGCCCAAGCACCGGAGGACCGCGTTGCGCCTTCGACTGCCGGAGACGACTCCATACCGTTTTAGGTATATTCGGGGGCGGGCAGTGCTGCTCGCCCCCATTCTTACCTCAATCGGTAACTCCGGGAGCAACGCATGTCAGTCAATGAAAGGATGCTTGCTGCCTTCGAGGGATCGAGGGTGGCACACGGGACCACGACTGTCGGTCGGATAGGCCGGAACGGAAAGGCGGATGCCGAGAGCCGAGTTGTGAGACGCCCGCTGAGTGAAGAACTGCTGAAGAGCCACATCAACGGGGAGCAGGGGGTCGGAGCGATCCCGATCAACGAGGACAACAAGTGCCGCTGGGGCGTGCTCGACATCGACATCTACGACCTTGACCACGGGGAGTTGCAGCGTCGGATCAAGAAGCAGGAGCTGCCGCTGCTGCACTGCCGGTCGAAGTCTGGCGGTGCGCATCTGTACTTGTTCCTGCAGGAGTACGAGCAGGCGAAGGTGGTGCGTGAGTACCTGACGGAGATGTCTGTCGCCATTGGCTACAGCGGCTGCGAGATATTCCCGAAGCAGGATAAGATCCTCGCCGAGCGCGGGGACGTTGGGAACTTCATCAACCTGCCCTACTACAACGCAGAGACCACGTCTCGGTACTGCTACAACGACGCGGGCGAGGCGATGGAACTCGAGGAGTTCCTTGATGCGATAGACAAGGTCCGAGTTCCGGTGTCAGCGTTGGAATCGCGCAGGAAGGCGGGCAAGCGGAAGCTGTTCGCAGATGGGCCTCCGTGCTTGCAGCACATTTTCGCCGAGCTGCCGGTGTCTGACACTCGCAACAACAACCTGTTCATGTGTGGAGTGTACTGCCGACTGAAGCATGGGGACGACTGGAAGGCCGAGGTCGAGACCTTCAACCAGCAGCTGTTCGATCGGCCTCTACCTGCGACCGAGGTCACCGGTTTGCAGAACTCGCTGGCCAAGAAGGACTACGGGTACACCTGCGACCAGGAACCCTTCAAGAGTTACTGCGACAAGGAGCTGTGCCTCACGCGGAAGTACGGGATCTCGGGCGGCAAGACGGCACCAGTGGCCAGCCTGAGCAACCTGATGATCATCTTGTCAGAACCGAGGCTATACTTTCTGACAGTCGATGGGGTCCGGATCCAGCTAAATACTGAGCAATTACAAAGCCAAACTAAGTTTCAGCATGCGTGCATGGAGCAGGGGGCCATTGTGCCGACGACCATGCGCCCTGCTCGGTGGCAGCAGACGGTGCAGCAGCTGTTCGCGGAGGCTGTGAAGCAGGAGGTCCCAGAGGAGCTGACGATAGGCGGGCAGTTCAAGGAGTTGCTGCGCCAGTACTGCACCAGCCGGATCCGTGCGATGCACCCCGAGGAGTTGGAGATGGGCAAGCCTTGGACGGACAACCAAGGCTTCACCTACTTCACGATGTCGGGGCTGACCACGTTCCTTGAGCGTGAGAAGTTCAACTACTTCACGCGCGCGCAGATCCAAGAGTACCTGAAGAAGATGAACGGCGGCAACGAGTGCCACCGGCACAAGAACATCATCAAGGCCGATGGTTCGAGGACCACGGTCCGGGTGTGGTTTGTCCCGGCGTTCGAGAACCTTGAAGCAGAGTTGCCCGTACAGGAGATCATGAATGACATCCCCTTCTAGGTTGATGAAAGCGAGGGAGGTGGCGGCTTGGCTCGGTGTGAGCGAGTCGGCCATCTACAAGTGGGTTGCGGAGCAGAACTTCCCAAAGCCGTACAAGCTTGGCGATGGGGACGCGAAGCGTTCGGCAAGCCGCTGGAGCAGGGACGAGATCGAGCAGTGGTTGGAGAGGCGCCGTGATACCTAACGCGACACTGATCCTTGGACCGCCCGGGTGCGGCAAGACCTACGCGCTCATCCAGCGGGTGGAGGAGAAGCTTGCGCAGGGGGTTCATCCATCTCGGATAGGCGTGGTGTCGTTCACGACCAAGGCCATCAGGGAGGCGATGGATCGGGCCTGCGCCAAGTTCAACCTGACGCCGAAGGACTTCCCGCGCTGGAAGACGCTGCACGCCACGGGCTACCACGCGCTCGGGCTTCAGACGACGGACGTCATGGGGCGGCAGGACTACAAGCGTTTGGGCGAGCTGCTTGGCGTGGACTTCAGCGCGATGAGTTCGGTGTCGGTCGATGACGGCCTGCCCATCCCCTTGTTCGGGGGCTGGGGCGCGAAATACCTGAACCTGATCATGCGGTCCACCTACCGGCAGTCGTCGCTGGAGTGGGAGTTCAACTACGAGGAGGACTACAATCTGCACTACCCGAAGCTGGTGCAGATCAAGGAGCAGTTGTCCGAGTACAAGGCCAAGATGAACAAGTACGACTTCTCGGACATGATCAGGCTCTACGTCGAGACCGTTGAGCCTCCGTTCTTGGACCTGTTGATCGTGGACGAGGCACAGGATTTGACGCCGCTGCAGTGGCGGATGGTAGAGCGTATGTCGGGGAACGCGACCGAGGTTTTGATTGCTGGCGACGACGACCAGGCGATCCATCGCTGGGCCGCTGCAGACGTAAGGGAGTTCATAGGTTCGACAACCCGTGTCGAGGTACTCAGCCAGTCGTATCGCCTGCCACGGGTCGTCTGGGAGCTTGCCATGAGGATCTCCAAGCGTATCCCCGGGCGGCTCGAAAAGGAGTTCAAGCCTAGGGATGCGGAGGGGTCTCTCACCTATGTCTGGAGAGTGGAGCAGTTGCCGCTTGAGACGGGGTCGTGGACCATCATGGCCCGCACCAACAGCTACGTTGACGACATCGCGGAGACGCTGCGCAGCCTCGGTTACTACTACAGCAGGAAGGGCGTGGCATCCATCAACCCCAACGCGATGGATGTCATGGCGACGTGGAATGATCTGGTGGCCGGTCGGGGCATCGGCCTCGGCAGGGCCAAGAAGTTTTACGAGAACGTGCCGAAGATGGGAAAGGATGCCGTCGTCAAGCGCGGCTCGAGCAAGCTGCTGGATGCGGCGGACCCCGAGGAGTTGCTGACGTACGAGGCCTTAGTTGCGAGGTACGGGCTGCTCGCACCGATGGACATGGATCCGATGGACGTCGCGCGTTTGTCTGAGGAGGAGCGGAGGTACATCCGTGCGCTCAAGCGTAGGGGCGAGGATCTGACGAGGGACCCACGGATCAAGATCTCCACCATCCATGCCATGAAGGGTGGCCAAGACGACAACGTGGCAGTCTATACTGGCTCGACAAAGTGGTGCATGGAAGGCAAGTATCCGGAGGATGAGCACAGGGTTTTCTACGTCGCGATCACGCGCACGAAGGACAACCTGTACATCATCGAGTCGGATAGCAAGTACAGGTACGATTTATGAAGCGCGACGAAATACTGGACACGGCAAAGAGCCTGATCTGCGGGCAGCGGGCCTCGGACTACGGGGACGCGAAGGTCAACTTCGACCGCGTTGCGGTGGGGTGGAACGTCATCGTGGCCAACACGGAGGGGCCACTGACGGCGCAGCATGTGGCGCTGATGATGGACTGGCTGAAGACATGCCGCCTGCTCGAGAGCATCGACCACATCGATTCATGGGTAGACAAGTGCGGATACAGCGCGCTTGGGGGTTCGTTTGATGCAGAGTGATCTCTTCAAGAAGGACCGCATAATCGCCGAGCAGATGGATCAGGGTCGGGAGCTGACGTGGAACATCCCGTCCGAGTTCCCAGACCTGAAGGGCCACAAGCAGATCGCCGTGGACCTTGAGACGTGCGACCCGAAGCTGACGACGCTGGGTCCGGGGTGGGTGCGCAAGGACGGGTTCATCGTGGGCGTGGCCGTAGCCGCTGGTGACTGGCAGGGGTACTTCCCGATCCGCCATGCCAACGGCCACAACATGGATCCGAAGATGACGCTGCGGTGGCTGCAGAGGCAGATGGCCACCCCGCACATCGACAAGATCATGCACAACGCCACCTACGACCTCGGGTGGCTGCAAGCGGAAGGGGTTAACGTGCAAGGGCGTGTCGTTGACACTATGATCACCGGCGCGCTGGTGGACGAGAACCGCTACTCCTACAGCCTCGACAACCTCGGGCGTGACTACCTCGGTGATCGCAAGGACGAGAAGCTGCTGCGGGTCGCGGCGGCGGAGTGGGGTCTTGATCCGAAGGCCGAGATGTACAAGCTACCGCCGGAGTTCGTCGGCCGGTACGCCGAGCAGGACGCTGGCATGACGCTGCGGCTGTGGGAGCGATTCCGGATCGAACTCGACAAGCAGGACCTCTGGAACATCTGGAACCTGGAGACAGGCCTCATTCCGATGATGATCAAGATGCGGCAGCTCGGCGTCAGGGTTGACGTAAATAAGGCAGAGGAAACAAAGGCTTATCTCAAGAAGCGGGTCAAGGAGATCAAGGACGAGATCCACCGGATCTCAGGCATGCGCATCGAGCCTTGGGCAGCCAATAGCTTGCAGGCTATATTCGACGAGTTGGGGTTGGAGTACCCGAAGACCGAGAACGGAGCGCCGTCGTTCACGAAGCAGTTCCTGCAGATGAACGAGCACCCCGTGGCACAGATGGTGGTGAAGCTCCGCGAGTTCGACAAGGCTGACAGCACCTTCATCGACACGATCCTCAAGCACCAGTACAAAGGCCGCATCCACTGCGAGTTCCACCAGCTGCGCAGCGATGAGGGCGGCACGGTGACAGGGCGCTTCTCGTCATCAAACCCAAACCTCCAGCAGATCCCGGCCCGAGACAAGGAGATCAAGAAGCTGATCCGAGGTCTGTTCATCCCGGAGGACGGGCAGAAGTGGGGGTCGTTCGACTACTCGTCCCAAGAACCGAGGCTCTTGGTTCACTTCGCCGCCAGTCTTGGCGACGACCACAAGCACCGGATGGTGGACAAGATCGTCGAGGCCTACCACACCGGAGACGTGGACCTGCACCAGATGGTGGCGGACTTCGCCGGCATCAGCCGCAAGCAGGCCAAAGTAGTTAACTTGGGGATCATGTACGGCATGGGCAAAGACAAGCTCGCCGCGCAGCTGGACATCTCCAAGGAAGAGGCAACCGAACTGCTGGGCACGCACCACGCCAAGGTCCCGTTCGTCAAGGGGCTTGCCGACATCGCCAGCAAGCAGGCTGCGGCCAACGGTCAGATCAGAACGATTCTCGGTCGGCGCTGCCGGTTCCACCTCTGGGAGCCTGCGTCATTCGGTTACAAGAAACCGCTGCCGTTCGACGAGGCGATGAAGGAGTACGGGTCTCCGCTCAGAAGAGCCTTTACTTACAAGGCCTTAAACAAACTGATCCAAGGTTCGGCAGCCGACCAGACCAAGAAGGCGATGGCCGATTGCTTCGCGGAAGGATTACTTCCTATGCTCACAGTCCACGATGAGTTATGCTTCTCCGTGGAAGGTGACGACCAAGCGCGACGCATCAAGGACATCATGGAGAACGGGCTGTCGAACGTCTTGAAAGTCCCTTCCAAAGTAGACGTAGACCTCAAGGACAACTGGGGAGAAGTTGAATGATCGAAGATTTCAAGTCACTCGGGTTCAAGGACATGCACCCGATGCAGATCGAGGCGCTGATGGATCTGATCCACATGACTATCAACCTTGCCTCGCACACCGGCGACCATGAGATCCTCGAGGATGTCGAGGCCTACTGCGACGAACTGGTCAAGATTTTCGGTGGCAACGGCGTGAAGCTGACCGTCGAGGTCGAGGTCTAGCCGCCCTGCAAGCGAGCGGCGATCTGTGCGTTAGCCGCCTGCTCGACTGGGTTGTCCCCCAACAGTGCAGGGTTCACGGGCCCAGGCGCGCGGGGCTGGAACTGCGGCATGACTGCGCCCTGCTGGCGGAACGGATCCACAATCGGCGCGGTAGGCACAGGTACAAATGACGGTGCCGGTGCGCTGGGTCTAGGCACAAACTCGGGTTCCGGTGCCCCAGTGGGGTACTCAATCGGCGGCACTTCCTTGAGCGGCTGTCTGCGCAGGATGTTCTGCAACTCGCGGATGTCCTGACGGGGGAACTGGTCGAGGGTCCCCGCGCGCCGCATCTCTTGGATGTTGCGCTCCGAGATCGTGAACGGCTCAAACAGGCCACGCATGATCTGGTCAGCGCCCCCGATGTTGTTCTCCTTCAGGATGCGCCGGATGTCGCGCTTCGTCAGACCCATCGTCTCAAGATCCTGCAGCATCTGATAGTACTGCCGGTCGATCCGAAGCTTCGCTTCGTTGGCGTTCACATAGGCGTTGCGGAAGGTGTTGGCATCCGCGTTGGCGTCGTCCGTCACGCGGTTGAACATCCGCTTGGCGTCCGTCTGCGCCTGCTGCATCCGGAATGCACCGAACTCCAAGCCCTTCTTGGGGTCGAACTCCAGCGGCGAGATGCCCGTAAACTGGCGGACGAGCTCCGTCGTCAGTTCCCGCTCCCGCCCAAGCTTGTCCTCTGGGTTGATGATGTCGGGGGCGATGCCGCCGACCACACCACGCGCGAACCGGCTGGGCTCGATCTCGCCACCTGACACATTGATAGGCACCAGGTTCGGGATCATCGTGTCGAGGACGTGCATGAACATCTTCGAGCCCTTGTCCCCGAAGCTGTCTTGCGGATTGAAGACCTCGGCCCCGGTGCCGGTCTTGCCGCCACGGAGGGAGATGTCGATGAGCGCTTCCGTCAGCATGGCCTCGGACAGGAACGGAGCGAAGATCTCGCCAAGCGTCCCGATCATCACGCTCGACAGCGCCTCGCCCGCATCCTTCCCACTCTTGCCCGCGTTGTCAGCCTCGTTGATGGCGCGGTTGGCAAAGCGCGTCAGCACGTCGTAGGGGTTATAGGTGCTGAAGTTGACGTAGTTGATCTTACCGTCCTCGGTGCGGCTGGTGGGAACCAGCAGCGAACCCCTTTCCCACGGCGCAGCGAACGACCGCTGGTAGGCGTCTATCTCTTCGCGGCTCACGCCCGAGTATTGATACATCGCTTCTTGGAGTGCCGTCGGGATAACAGCAGTCGTTATCGCGAACCCGAGCAGACGCTGACGGCCACGAGCCCGGATGCCGGGGATGTCAGACGCCATGTCATCAAGGCCCTGCTTCACGATGTTGAAGCCGGTGCGGTACATCTCGGCAGGGAAAGTGATGAAGTTACCGACCGGCAGGCGGCGCCCGAACTGCACAAGCTTGGAAGCAGCCTTGCTGTAGTTCGGCACGGTATCGCGGACGATCTGAGCAGCTCGGTCCTTGATCAACTCGTCGATGTCCACCTCGCCACGGCGGATGGCCTGCGCCATTTCGGGCGACACATCGGCTCCGTTGCGCGTCAGGTACCGGATCTTTTGTGCATCATTTGCACTACCGAGAGCATGCCGAAGCTTTGCCTGCTCCGCATGGTAGTTGAAGAACTTCCAGAAGTCGTCCGCCCCTTGGTACGCAGCCTCGAACGGCTTCGTGACCTTGCCGATGCTACGAGCCAGCTTCTCGCCCGCCACCGCCTCGACAAAGTTCCGAGGTTCACGGGCCGTCAGACCGAGGCCCTTGTTCAGCGCATCTTGGATCTCACGAAGTTCGGCGTTGGTGCCGACGACCCCGCGACGTTGTGCGTCGAGCAGGCTCTCGAAAATCTCGTCAGACCCTTTGTTGGCGATGTTCGAGAATACGGCACGGGCGGAGTCGACGAGGCTTCCGCCCCGGCCGATGATCGGGACGTTGCCGTTGGCCGTGGCAAAGGCCAGCGCGGTGATGAAGTTGCGGATCTGGGTGATGGGCGACAGCACAGTCTTGCTGTACTGCGAGATGCCCTTGGCCTTGAGGAAGGTGCCGACGGTGGCGTTTGTGATCAGCGCCCCAAAGCTGTCCTCCGCAAGTACCTGATTTGTAAGGTCTTTGTATATGGAACTCGGGACGTAGTACCCATCAAGGCTGCCCCACCCCGCACGGCCGAGGATCTTCTCGACGTCGTCTGGCACCTTGCCCACGGCGTTGACCATGCTGCTCACGCCATCTTCGCCGCCAAGCTTGACGTAGCCGCGTTCTTTCAGGGCCTGCGCTTGTTGCGGCGAAATGCGGTTGCCATTGATGAAGAGCTTGCCGATGCCGGAGTTCTCGTTGGCCAGCTTGGCAATGGTGCCGAAGTAGTCGTCAACCGCGTTGAACTGTGCAAGATCAGCGATGGTCCCGAGGTACGCCTCTCGCGGATCATCCACCTCCCCCAGCAGCATGCGCAGCGACTTGGGGATGTTCTCGCGGGTGACGAACATACCGGTCTCGAGGCGGTCACGGGCAACCCGACCCCCGCCCAGCTTCTCCCGGTTCTTGATGCTGTAGCGGCCAAGGAACGCCTCACGCGCCTTGCGTGCCGCCTCGTCCGTCACCTTCGCACCAAGCTGGATCTTCATAGTGTCGCCTGCACCCACGCGGGTCAGGCCGTTGCGTAGCAGGAAGTCGTCCGTCAGCACCTCTCCGAACACATCCCTCTGAGCAAGGTTGGTCAGTTCGCGCTCGGTCGCTTTGCGGTTCGCCCGGAAGAAGTTGTCGGCAGCCTGGACGGCCTCGTCCGTCGGCGTGTACTTGGCATCCTCGAAGATCCGGTACCGACGGCGCAGGTAGGTGTTTATGTTACGGTTGATAACATCCGAGATGTTCTCGCCGGACTTCGTGACAAAGTTATTTTGTTTCAAGAAGTTACTGTCCAGAACCTTGGTGGAAAGCTCGTCGATATGCTTGCGCATCCTGATAGCGTTCTGCCGGATGGGCTTCGGCAACTCGCTCAGAACCTTCTGCTTCAGCGCGGGGTCGGCCTCGGTGAGGTACGACTCGATCTTGCTCATGATGTTGACGCGCTCAAGGTTGCCAGCCTCTTCCCCCGGCAGGTTCCGGATCGACGAGTCGATCTCCGTCTCGAGGTTCTTGAGGATCCGGTCGGCGCGCTTGATCTCCGCTTGGACCCTGCCCTCCATGCCCAAACGCCGCTCCGCGATCTGCCCCGGCAGAAACCCGCGATACCGCGAGAAGGCGATGGCGTCCGCAAGGTTGCGCTTGAAAACACCAAGTTCGTCCGCGCTGCCGGGCGCTGCCGTCATCCGCTGGTACAGCAGGTCGTCAATGCTGCGTCCGACCTCGTCGATCTTGCGGTTCGTGGCTGCGGCCAAGTCCCTCGCAACTCGGGTCTGGCCAATCGTACGTCCGCCTGCGGTCAGCGCACCTTGGATCGCGCCACCAACCACGGTGGATTCTGCCCCTAGTTTCAAGCGGTTACCGAGACGGGCCAGTGCCTTCTCGCGTCCGCTCAGGCCGATCAGGTCGCTGGTCTGGGTGGGGCCGAGGCCGACCCAGTCGCCAATGGTGCTGGTG